GAGCTGGTTGGGGGTGTCGCATCTCTTGTCGGGTGGCTAGGTAACGCAGCTTCGGAGTTGGGCCGTCTTGTAGAAAACTTTCAGGGAGGGCAAAAAGTAGCAGCTAACGCTTCAAGCGTTGAAATCCAAAGGCGTATTAAAAATCTTGAAGCTGACCTGAGCGATAAAGGCTTTCTGGCTGGAGTAAACCGTATTGGCATGGATACCGATGCCAAACAAAAAGAATTAAAGGAATTGCGCGAACGGCTTGCAAGCCTAGATAAATTTCAAACGTCTTTACCCGTATTCCCCGCGGTAACAAGCAGTTCGGCCACTACGGGGTATAAGCTTGGAAAAGGAGAGGTTAACGGTAAGCCCACGGTAGATGCTGGAGCGAAAAAGCTTGAGAACGCCTTTAAAGCAACTGAGCAGGCATACCAGCGGCAGATTGCTCTTATCGACACCACAGGCAAAAAGGTGGTGGAAGTAACAGAGCTTCAACGGCTTCAGTTCGATATTGCAGACGGAAAGCTGGCCGGGCTCAACGACACGCAGAAAACTCGACTGTCGCAGCTGGCTATCGAAATTGACCGGCTGAATGCTGTTCGTCGGGCTAATGAAGAAAACCTCAAGCTGGCTGAGTTCACCGCCGGGCTGCAGGCCTCTAACCAGAACGAGAAATCTTCGCTTGATATTGATGTGGCCGGAGGCTGGCTGGGAGAGAAGGAGCGCGAGCGTATGCGTGACCGGCTCCAGATTCAGGCAGATTTCCTGTCTCGTCAGGCTGATCTGCAGAAGCAGTATCAGGCTGGCGATATAACCAAAACGCTGTATGACAGCGAGACGCAGGCTCTTAGCGATGCGCTGGCCGAACGCCTGCAGATTCAGGAGGATTACTACCAGCAGGTTGACGATCTCCGCAATAACGGTACTGCTGGTTTTGTCTCGGGGCTGGCCACGCAAATTGAAGCGTCCATGGATCTGTATTCCAACATGCAGCAGGTGGGCGCGCAGGCGTTCAGCAGCCTGACCGATATGATCACCGAGTGGGCTGAAACAGGAAAGATGAACGTCAAGGACTTCGCCGCCACCTTTATTCAGTCGATGGGCGCAGCGCTGCTCCAGTACGCAGCTGCCCAGGTTGCTATGGCGGCCCTGCAGGCTTTTACCAGCATGATCGCAGTACCGTACGTTGGGCCGGCGCTGGCCGGATCAGCGGCTACAGCTGCTGCAGCTGGCGCTGGCGTATTAATGCTGGGTGTCAGCACAGCCCTCAAAGGCCAGGCGCATGACGGCATCGACTCGGTGCCAGAAACCGGTACATGGTTGCTACAAAAGGGCGAGCGTGTCACCACTGCTAAAACCAGTGCGAAGCTGGATGCGACACTTGAACGTGTCGGCAGGCAGTCAAACGGCGGCCAGGCTCCAAACATCACAATCCCTGTTGAGGTCCACGGCGATCCGGATCAACGCACGCTGGCGCTGATAGAGGGCGCGGTCAAACGCGGGGCGCTGCTGGGTCACCAGATGACGGCTAACGATTTGGCTGGAGGTTCAGGGCAGGCATCAAAAGCGCTTAACAGCAGCTGGACGGTAGGGAGGAAAAAGCGCTGATGGCCATTACAACCACGATTAACTATCCTCACGACGCGCTGCCCGTACCTTTGCAGGAGGGCTACGGCCTGCGGCCTGTCAGTCCCATAGTCAGAACCCAGATGACCAGCGGACGTGCGCGGCAGCGCCGCCGCTACATCTCGACGCCGACGGTCGCGACAGTCTCCTGGTTACTGACTGATCTGCAGGCGCAGGCATTCGAGGCCTGGTTCCGTGACGCGCTGACCGACGGTGCTGCCTGGTTCAACATGAACCTGCGCACGCCTGGCGGCGAAGCCCCCAAGGTGTGCCGGTTCACTAATATCTATGAAGGACCGGATCTGGAGGGAGGGAATTTCTGGCGTTACTCGGCACAGCTTGAGCTGTTCGAGCGCCCATTGTTGCCACCGGGCTGGGGCGTGTTCCCGGGCGTCATTACTGGCGCTGATATTATCGATCTCGCAGTTAACAGGGAGTGGCCGGAAGCATGACGGTGCTAAACAGACTTTACGCCTCTGGCGGCGATGAGGTGCTGATCGAGACGCTGCAGATCAGCATCGGAAACGACGTTCATTATCTTACCCGCGGCTGGGATGATATCGAAGTAACAACGGAAGATGGCGAACGGCTAACTTTTCAGGGTTGCGGCATTGATATCGCCCTGCCTGCACGAAACAGCGACGGCACGCAGGATCTGAAATTTGCTATCAGCAATATCACCGGCGAGGTATCGAAGGCGATCCGTAAGGCGCTTGATAATCTTCAGGGTGCAACGCTGACCTATCGCCTGTACATCTCAACCAGCCTGAATGCGCCGGCAGCGCGACCGTATACGCTGGCGATTAAAACCGGCTCCTGGACGTCCACTGAGGTGCAGATCACCGCAGGCTACATGAACGTGCTGGATACGGCCTGGCCCCGGTACCGCTATACGCTACCCGCGTTCCCTGGTCTTCGCTACCTCTGAGGTTCACATGTTCGATATAGACAAATACCGATCTGTCACCTGGCAGATGGGTGGCCGCGTGTGGCCGGTGCTCGACTGCTACGGCGTGGTGCACGAGGTGCGCCGCGATCTGGGGCTCCCGGACTGGCCTGCATTCGAGGGCGTGATCCGCGAGGGGGACACGATGGTAAAAGCATTTGCGGAGTTTTCTACCAGAGTGCAGCGGACGGCGGCGAAAGAGGGGGCTGTTGCGGCATGTTACTCCGGCGGAGTTGTCGATCACCTGGGCGTTGTGGTCAATATTGACGGCGCGCTGCATGTGCTTGAGTCAAACCCACACCGTAACGTGACAATCCTGCCGCTGGCCCGCTTTGAGCGGATTTATTCATCCGTGGAGTATTACGAGTGACCATACGAATTTACCCGTCCCGGCTGCCGGGAGCGCCGCTGGAGACGCACCAACACGGCGTGCTGACTCTGCACCAGTGGTTTATGGAGAACGTCAATAGTTACCAGAATGAACGACATCAGCATCCTGTGGCAGTCGAGGTAAACGGCGTTCCTGTACCGCCGCAGGAATGGCCTTTCTGCCATTTGAAGCCTGACAGTGACGTGTGCATCTATCCGATACCCTATGGCCCCGCCGCGCCCGGCTGGCTGGTCTGGACGGCTGTTGCAGTGGCTGTCGCATCAGCAGCGTATTCAGTCTACATGATGACCACCATGGATAAGGGTGGGCTCAGTGGTCAGGGCCAGGGTGATCAGATTTCGCTGGACCCGGCAAGAGCCAACGCCGCCCGCCTTGGCGATCCTATTCGCGAGGTGTTCGGTCTCTGCCGGGTCTATCCGGATTATGTCGTGCAGCCTGTAAGCCGTTTCGTTAACGAACGTGACATGGTAACCAGCATGTTTGTGTGCTGGGGCA